GATAAGGTTAGACTTGGTTTGAAATCGTATAAATACTTTGATGAGGCGAAAGAACTTTGCGACAAGTTAGGAATAGCATTAAATGAAAGTGTATTAAACACAGAAAGTAGTTTAGCACTATCAATTTATAATCCTAGTGCTTTGGCAAGTCTTTTATCAGACAATGAGGCGGAAGATAATAAGGCGGATATAATTGCACAGTTTAAACAAGGCAAATTAAATCAAGCCATAAATTAAGGTATTGACAATGGGACTATTCTTTTATAGGATAGTCCCATAACAGAAAGAAAACAGAAAGGATATATATGGACATAAATGTAATAGACGAGACAAACTATGAGGGTTTTGTGGAACTCTTAAAAAAACACACTCATTTTAAAATTTCTTACTTTGCAAAAAAGTATGGTAAGTTTATTTTTAGAAATGGTATGTGGACAGAAAAATGTAAAATCGATAAGGATAGAGGGTCAATAACTTATTTTGATACTGACGCAAATGGTTATAGAACTGCAACATCAGGAATACAAATAGCAATTAGAAAAGAGGGGGAAACAATACAATGACATTGATGGACGCATTAATCCTATTAGGATTAATTTTAATAATTTTTGGTTGCGGGTTTTTTATACTCGCAACCATAATGGAAAGATATTATGATAGAAAAATTTGGGAACTAGAACAAAAACAGAAAGGAAAAATAAAATGATAGAACTATTTTCATCATTAGGGATATTAGTAATAATAATTGCGATTGTCTATATGGGGTTATTTTTATGAGTGACAGACACAGTTGGTGCCACGGACCATACTGCCACGAAAAGAGAACGCAAGACAGGGTCCGAGGTGTTAAAGGTAATAAGGTATTAAGAACAAGACGGGTTCGTTGGTATCAAAGTGATTATGAAAGTATGTGGAATTATTTTTGTGGTCAACGATGTATGACAGATTATATTAATGAACACTTACAAGCTTTCGTTAGAATAGCACCGAGACTTGAGCCGCTAGAAACACCTATAGAGGTTAAGAAAGTCCAACACCCCGCAGAAGAATATAATTGGGGAACTAGACCCGCATATACTGAAACAGTTATAGAAAGTGTTGACAATGTAAATAGATAATGTATTATCCTATATATAAACAGAAAGGAAACATATGGCACTAGAAATAAGAAAAGAAGATATACGAGAGTCGGTTAATACAACACCTGATCAATTCAAAGTGATTGATGATGTTAAAGATGAGCCTACATTAAAAGAGGCTCAAGACTTTGTTGGTGGTATAGTTGAAGGAATATCATTCCCTAACGGGGATTACATGATCATCAATGAGGAAGGTAAGTATCTTAATCTTCCTTTAAATGTTGAGGCGACAGCGTTGTGGCGAGCAACATTTACTAAAGATAAATATTTATGGGGACACGATGACTCTGTATGTGGTCCAGTTATTTACATTAAGAAGAAAGCACTTAAGCGTTGGGCAGCATAGTCTAACGAGCGGCGCCCTGCGGGCGCCGCGCTTCGCGCCCTCGGCGCTTCGCGCCTCGGGGCGGGGATCAATAGAGGTACCAAACCAATTTCAATTTAGATTTATTGTATAAGATTAAATCCTTTTAAATAAAAAAGGGGTCCCTACGGTTGGCCCTTTATACCTTGATTTACATTTAAATAAGCGTTAAATTGTTTTTGGTTCCAAAATTAAACCTAAAAAAATTTTGCAAAAATTTTATGGAAATCGACTTAGAAAAGATAAAGAAATTACCCACTGACGTTCAAAAAGAATTCTTAGAAACTTTTCAAAAATATACAGAAAAGAAAAAGGAATCTAAAATACATTCTGATTTTATGTCTTTCGTAAAACATATGTGGCCTGATTTTATTGAAGGTAATCACCACAGAGTTGTAGCAGAAAAATTTAATCAGATTGCTGAAGGCAAATTAAAAAGATTAATTATTAATATGCCACCTAGACATACGAAGTCTGAGTTCGCCAGCTTCCTGCTGCCCGCTTGGATGGTAGGTCGTAATCCTAAACTTAAAATCATTCAATCAACTAACACCACGGAACTATCCGTTAGATTCGGTCGTAAAGCAAAACAACTTTTAGATAGTCCAGAGTATCAATCTGTTTTTAAAACTAGACTAAGGGAAGATTCTCAAGCTGCCGGTAAATGGGAAACATCTGATGGTGGCGAGTATTACGCAGCTGGAGTAGGTTCTGCAATTACTGGAAGGGGTGCAGATTTATTAATCATCGATGACCCGCACACTGAACAAGATGCAATGAACCGAGATGCGATGGAAAGAACTTATGAATGGTATACATCAGGACCTCGTCAACGTTTACAGCCTGGCGGATCAATCGTCTTGGTTATGACAAGATGGAATACAAAAGATCTAACTGGTAAACTGTTAGGCGCGCAGCGAGAGGCTAAAGCTGATCAATGGGATATCATAGAATTTCCTGCCATACTTCCATCAGGTAAACCTTTATGGCCAGAGTATTGGAAGAAGGAAGAACTAGAAGCTGTTAAAGCATCTGCTGGTATCACAAAGTGGAATGCGCAATATATGCAAAACCCAACTTCAGAAGAAGGAGCAATAATCAAACGTGAATGGTGGCAACGTTGGGATAAAGATTGGATACCTGCACTTAAACACGTCATACAATCTTATGATACGGCATTTAGTAAAAAGGAATCTGCAGATTATTCTGCCATTACAACGTGGGGAGTATTTTATGAAAACGATGATAGTCCTGCTAATTTAATATTATTGGATTGTCAAAAAGGTAGATGGGATTTTCCTGAATTAAAACAAACTGCTTATGAACAATGGAAGTATTGGGATCCTGATACAGTCATCATTGAATCAAAAGCATCTGGTCAACCACTTACTGATGAATTAAGGAAAATGGGTATACCTGTGGTAAACTTTAGTCCATCAAAAGGAAATGATAAGCATACACGAGTAAATTCTGTTGCACCTTTATTTGAATCTGGTATGATATGGGCACCTATGCAAGATTTTGCAGAGGAGGTCATTGAGGAATGCGCGGCGTTCCCCTTTGGTGATAATGATGACTTAGTCGATTCAACGACTCAAGCTATTATGAGATTTAGGCAAGGTGGATTCGTATTGCATCCTGATGATTACAAGGAAGAACCACAGCCAAAACGTAAGAGGGTATATTATTAATGTTTAAAAGAATCTACGATAATTTAATTGCAGAATATGTAAAAAGAACAGGTAAAAAACCTGAAGGTATTGATCTTTTAAAATTAAAACTTCAAGCTCAAGAAGAAGCAAGACAAGCAGCAAAGGTAGTTGAATTTAAACCAAGAAAAGATTCTCCTTATGGTAAACCTGGTGGTTGGATGCCTACTAAAGAAGAAGCTGAAGGCATTATGTCTAGATTATCATCCGATATAAAAAATATTCAAAAGCAAGCACAAGAGCTCAAAGAGATGGGTGGTAAAGGTGATACATTAGATTTTATGATTGATTACTTTGGTCTTGATCCAAATATTAAAAAAGGAAAAACAAAAGCTGGTAAAATTAATTACGAAGAAATGCAAAAAAAATTTCCAAGTGTAGAATTATTTGGAGACGAGTCTTTTGATGAATTATTAGAAATTGAAAAGACAGGCGTTCACCCAAGAAAAAATAAATCAAGATTACTTACTGATGATGAGATTGAGGATTATTCAGAAATTTTAGGAGATACAGAAACCTGGATGGATAAAGGAACCGTGGAAGAAGCAGAAGCTGCAGTTAAAAGACAAAAAGATTATGAACAACAAATGTATTCAGAATATCAAGTTGAAAAACAAGGTAGAAAAGAATTAGAAGACGCTTACAAAGAAATAGATTTTAGAATGACTGGTGAAGATACTAAATATGAAGCTAACGAGTTAGCAGATATGCTCTCTGAAATTAGATACAAAACAGAATATTCTGATCTACCACAAAAGACTCAAATAGATTTATATGATGAAGCATATAATTACTTAATGGAAGTAAAAAGAGATGCAGCAAATTTTAAAGGTGCGACTAATATAAAAACAGGTAAAAATATCGTCACAGGTGAACAAGAATTTCCTGTTGATCCATTAACAGGCAAACCTAGAAAACTAAATGCCTTTGGTGGATTGATCAATGGTATTGGAACGCTGTTCGAGGAGAAATAATGGCTGAATTTTTATCTAGAGAAGAATTTCTTGAGGATCTTACAAAACGAGTAGAAGATTTATTTTTTAAAAAATATAACAAAAGAGTAAAAATAGATTTAACTTCTAAAGCCAAAGATCCAGGAGATGTAACAAAACAATATAGTAAATTTAAAAATATTACTCCATATAAAAATAAAGGAGTAGATTTAATGTTGAAACCTCTTACCGATAAACAGGTAGAAGAATATTTTAGAAAACAAGCAAAAGCACCTTTTGCATCAGACATAGGCGCAAAAGCTTTTGAAGTAAGAAAGAACAGAATAACAGAACTAGTTAAATCTAAAAAATATTATCCTGGTGAAATTAATGAAATTTTAAAAAAAGAATTTCCAGATCTTACAACCGGTAGTCAAACTATGATTAATAAAATAGCAAAAAAATTAAAAATTAATCTAGGTAGACCTCCTTCTAAATTACAAACAAAATTAATAGAAGATTTAAATTTAATTGTTAAAGATCAAGGTGTTATCAATGTTTTATCTAATCCTAACTTTGATCCATATAAACAAAAAGATTTAAATAGATTAATTAAACAAGTTAAAAGAGTTACAAAATTACCAATGTATCAAGCAGCGGGTAGAACAGGTCAATTAATATCTGATCTTACTGCTAGAGAAGTAGGTTATTTAAAAAATAAAGATCCTAAATTAGTTGAAACAGCTCAAAGACTGAGTAAATCTTTAATAGGTGGTAGAACTGAACTCCTTAAAGATGGAGCCACAAAACGGTTTGGTGGTACATATGGTGCGCTTCAAAGAAAATGGGTTGAAGCCGAAGCAGCTAAACAAATTGGAGAAAAAAGAACTTATTTTTCACAACTTAGAAAAAGAATACAAGAAATTATTAACTCAAAAGGTGCGTATGAAGTAGATGAAATTAAATCTTTAGCTTCATCAGCACAATATAGAACAGCACCTTACAGTTTATTTACTCAAGTAATTAAAAAACAAATTAACCAAGCTAAAGAAAGAAAACTTGATAAAAAATTAATTCAAGCAGAAAAGGATTTAGCAAAACTTAGTCCTAGAAACCCAAATTTTAAAGAAGAGGCAACTAAGATAATTGAAAAATATAATAATGAAGTAGATAAGTTTGTTGAACCTTACAATAAAAATTTAACAAAAAATGATTTAAAAGTTACTGGTCTAAAATTAAGTTTAGAACCTCCTTCAAAAACTGTTGAAAGATATTCCGGATTACCTGACGAACTAACTGATTTGTTTGATGATGTGTATGAAAAAAAAGGTTATTCGTTTGAAGTTCCAAAAGATGTATTAACTTTACCAGAAGCAAAAACAAATTTAAAAATAAATCCTAATTTTGTTAAGATAGTTAACTTAGCTAGACAATCTAAAAATCCAAGAATCTTAGGAATTACTGCAGCCCCTGTAATAGGTTATGGTGCATATGAAGCAGTTAAAAATGCATTTACACCTTTAGAAGCCGCAGAAACAAAACCACAAGTAGCTCCGTTAGGAGAATTAGAAGCTTTAGGTCAAAACATTAATGTAAAACCTTTTGATGAATACAATCCTGAAACATATCCATCAAATGAAGAACAAAAAGTTAATTTAGAAAATTATGGAAATTATATTTTAGCAGCTGGTGCAGCTGCAGGCGCTACACAAATACCAAGAGGTTACAATGAAGCAAGAGCCTTGGGCCGTGGTAAATTTAGATCTGCAATCGGAATCACTGGTGGATTAGGTAAGGTACTAACTGCAACAGGAACACCTGGTGTAGTGATACCTTATGAAGTTACTAGAATGGCAGATAAGATTAGTAAAGGTGCTTCTGCATCAGAAGTATTAATGCCAAGACTTGAAGAACAAGAAAAGGAAGAATTCTTTGATATGGGTTTTGGTGGAAAAGCAATGACAGCAGCTAAACCATTAATAGATAGTCCATACTTAAGTTTAGCTTTTATGGAACCTTTAGCAAAAACAACTGGAGTCATAACTAAGAGTGGTGAAGCTGCACCAGGAATATTAAGTAAAGTTTTAAGATTAGGATTGAACCCACGAACCATTGCAGGTATAAGTAGGTTTGCTGGACTACCTGGTTTAGCATTAAGTGCTGGTCTAACAGCTTACGATTTATATAAAGCTTATCAAGACAGGAAGGAACAAGATGGATCCGAGTAAACGAAATTTATTAAAACTATTGGGTGGCATTTTGTCTACACCACTAATGGCAAAGCTATTACCTTTCTTAGCAAAAGAAGGAGCTGACGTCGTTGAAGGTATTAAACAACTTAGAAATACTTCAACTAATATGCCTGATTGGTTTCCTACTTTTGTTCAAAAATTTATAACTAAAAATGCAGATAGAGCAGAAAAAATAGATCAAGACATTACTAAAATTACAGATCCAGATTTACCTGATGTTGAAGTTTTAAAATACGACGATGGTCGAATTGAAATTACAGGTAAGAACGAATACGGCCAACAGTTTGGAATTGACTATAGTCCACCATCAACTTTAGAAGATGGAACTAAATTTAAAGGTGATTTCCAAGCTACGGATACAACACCTGTTTATGCAGATCCAGATGGCAACGTAGACTATGATGCACAGGTCGTAGAAAACATAGAAGAAATATTAGGTGGTGATTCTAAGTACTTAGAAAATTATGCAAAAGACGTAACGAACATTGAAGGTAAGCCAATGCCTAAAGACACTAAAGGTTCTAGTGCAGTTCGTGAAGCAGAAGGAAGAGCTGAAGCTTTAGCAGACGAAGCTAGAGATTTTGGTGATTATGGTGAATATGCTGATGGTGGTTTAACGGATACCATACCACCTGAAAGAGGTCCAATGGCTGATGGACTTGCAACTTTATTTAAAAAAAGGTAAAATGAAATATGGCGATAGACAAGACTTTATCAGAGCTTGGTAAAAACAAGACACAGGTAGAATTGCCTGGTTCAGGCGAAATCGAAGAAGTTGTAACGGAAAAAATATCCGAACAACTAAAAGATCAACCCGTTCAGATTCAAGCAGAAGATGACGGTGGTGCAACCGTTTCATTTGACCCTAATCTTGGAAGCCAAGAACAATCTGAAGATCATTACACAAACTTAGCTGATATCTTAAATGAAGATATCTTGATGGAACTTGGTTCAAAATTAGTTGACGACTACACAGATTTTAAAACTTCAAGAGCAGACTGGGAACAAACTTATACAAAAGGTTTAGACTTATTAGGATTTAGATATGTTGAAAGAACACAACCGTTCAGAGGTGCATCAGGTGCAACTCACCCCGTTCTTGCAGAAGCGGTTACACAATTTCAAGCACAAGCTTACAAAGAATTATTACCTGCTGATGGACCAGTAAGAACTCAAATCCTTGGAGTAGTCACAAAAGAAAAAGAAGACCAAGCAGGTAGAGTTAAAGACTTTATGAATTATCAAATTATGGATCAGATGAAAGAATATGAATCTGAATTTGATCAAATGTTATTTTACTTACCACTTGCAGGTTCAACATTTAAAAAAGTTTATTATGATGATTTGTTAGGACGAGCCGTTTCTAAATTTGTGCCAGCAGATGATTTAGTCGTTCCATATTCTGCAACTTCATTAGATGATGCAGAATCAATCGTTCACATCATTAAAATGTCAGAGAACGAATTACGTAAACAACAAGTTGGTGGATTCTATAGAGACATTGATCTAGGCGCACCACAAATGAAAACTGATGATGTGACTAAGAAAGAACAAGAACTAGAAGGAGTCAAACAACAAAAGCAAGATGACATTTATACTTTATTAGAATGCCACGTTAATTTAGATCTAGAAGGATTTGAAGATGTTGGAGAAGATGGTGAACCAACTGGAATTAAATTACCATACGTTGTTACAATCGAAGAAGGATCAAGAGAAGTATTGGCAATCAGAAGAAACTTTAGAGCAGGAGATTCATTAAAAAGAAAAATTCAATACTTCGTACATTTTAGATTTTTACCTGGACTAGGTTTTTATGGTTTCGGGCTGATTCATATGATCGGTGGATTATCAAGAACAGCTACGACAGCCTTAAGGCAGCTTCTTGATGCTGGAACATTATCAAATCTGCCTGCTGGATTTAAGACAAGAGGAATTAGAGTTAGAGACGATGCACAACCATTACAACCAGGAGAATTTAGAGATGTAGATGCTCCAGGAGGCAATTTACGAGATTCGTTTATGCCTTTACCATTTAAAGAACCATCACCAACATTATTACAATTATTAGGTATCGTAGTTGCAGCGGGCCAACGGTTCGCGTCCATTGCTGATATGCAAGTCGGTGATGCTAACCAACAAGCGCCTGTAGGTACAACCGTAGCATTATTGGAGCGTGGATCGCGGGTAATGTCTGCAATACACAAGAGAATTTATGCGGCTTTAAAACAAGAATTTGTTTTATTGTCAGAAGTATTTAAAACATACTTACCACCAGTTTATCCTTACGACGTAGTTGGCGGAACTAGAGAAATCAAATCTGCTGACTTTGATGCAAGGATAGATATCTTGCCGGTTGCAGATCCAAATATCTTTTCTCAAACACAAAGGATCACTATCGCCCAAACGGAACTGCAATTGGCAAGTTCTAATCCTAAAATGCATAACTTGTATCAAGCATACAGAAATATGTATTCAGCTTTAGGTGTAAAAAACATAGATTTAATATTACCACCGCCTCAACAACCTCAACCAATGGACCCAGCATTAGAACATATCACTGCATTAGGTGGTGGATCGTTCCAAGCATTCCCTGGACAGAATCATAGAGCTCACATTGAGGCACATTTAAACTTTATGTCACTCAATATGGTAAAAAATAATCCAATTGTGATGGCTTCTATTCAAAAAAACATACTTGAACACATTTCTTTAATGTCACAAGAGCAAGTTCAGATGGAATTTGTGCAAGAATTACAAGAAATGCAAGTTTTACAACAACAAATGCAACAAATGGGACCAAATCCACAGATTCAACAGCGTATGCAACAGATAATTATGACAATTGAAGCAAGAAAATCACAATTGATTGCTGAAATGAGCAAAGATTTTGCTGAAGAAGAAAATAAAATCACTTCTCAGATGGATACTGACCCAGTATTGAAGTTAAAAGCTCGAGAAGTTGATCTTAGAGCAATGGAAAACGAACGTAAGAAGCAAACTGATGAAGAACGAATTAATTTAGACCGAATGAAGGCTATGATGAACCAACAAACTCAAGATGAAAAGTTGGAACAGAACGAAAGACTTGCACAATTACGTGCTGGTGTTAGTTTAGCTAAAATGGGAGCTAAAAAAGTGGAAATACAAGGACAATAATATGGATTTTGGACCAGGAGGATTAAGTAACCCAGGACCATCAGGATACGGTGGCGGTTATAATGCTACAACTTCATTTGGTGGAGGCGGTGGAGACAGCGGCGGCGGAAATACTGATCCATATGGAGGATATGTAGCAGCTTCTAAACCAAGAGGTGGATTACAAGGAATTAAAGATTATTTTACTGGTGGTGGTTATGATTACGGCTATCAAAGAAGCTTTGGAAAAGATTTAAGAGGAATAGGTGGACTGTTATTAGGTTTAGTTAATCCTGCACTAGGATTAGCCTATAGAGGTTATCAAACATTTAAACCTGAACTTCAAATGTTAAAAAATTCTCCAACTATTGAATCGTTTTTAAATCAAAGAAAAAATTTAATGGAAGAAGTTCCACTTAACAAAGTCAATATTTATGGACAACCAGAAGGTATTGTAGGCATAAATCGTCCGGATCGAATGATGTTTGCAGATTTAAATAGATCTCAAGAAAAAGCTTTAGATAAACAAAAAATGGGTTTAGATATGGGTTTATTTACAATAGAAGATATTTTAAATAATATAAGTCCTTTGAATGATAAAAAAAGTCCTGCCACAATACAGGATATAAAACAATACTATGGAATAATTTAATGGACAAAAAAGAGAAAAAAGTTGCAAAAGTAATGAGAGAGTTTAAAAAGGGTAAACTACACTCTGGTTCTAAAAAAGGACCAAAAGTGAAGTCTAGAAAACAAGCAATTGCCATCGCATTAAGCGAGGCAGGAATGTCAAGGAGGCGAAATGCAAAAAGGAAAAAATAGAAACCAAGTTAACTTCCAACAATTTGTTAACAAAGATGGTTATGCTAAAGGCGGCGTAGAAGTCGAAGTTAGTAATCCAACTGAAACACAAATGGAAAAAGTTGGTGGACAAAAACGAATGTTAAAAGAAAAGCAAAGAACAGCTAAGTGGTACTAGTATGGTTCCTTGGGGTTTATTAGGTCAAGGTTTAAAATCTGGACTAGAAATATACAAGAATAAAAAAGCAGCTGACGTTGCA